CTTAACAGAGAATAATATCTTCTCCATCTTGATGAATGTGCTAAGGAACGAATCCTTCAAAGATACGGGAACCGCCGCCAACGATTCCACCGCCGCTAAGTAAGTTTTCTTCTTGCGAGCCGGCACCAACGATAAAAACTCATCGTAGGAGCACCGGTTGGTCGAGGGAAGATACCCACCCAACGTGGCACGGAACTGCCTAAGGGCTGCCTTAAACACACCGGGTCTTGGATGAGGCGGCGCCTGGAGGTTACCATCAGCACCCTCCACGCAAAATATCCGCTCCAAGATCGCCCTGCGCGCATTCTGAAAGTTGTTATTATGGACCCCCACTGTCACATTTGGGGATAGAGAAGCCAAACAACGAAACCTTCTCTCCTTTGTCAGTCCTCCAGATTCCTTGGCATCCATGTTGGGATGAGCACCCCTCCTGATATGGGTGGTGCGTCCCCTACCTTGGAACTGGCATCCTCATTCGGCATCACCTTCAACTAGATATGCTTCCCGCTCCTGAAGTTCGGGAATGTGATCTAGTGCGGTGGCCGCCAAGTCATCATCGTTAGGAACAAAAAACAACCTAACGGCATAGGGAAGGACTTGGTTGATGTGGGTAGGGCGCATACCCTTCTCTTTCATGACAGAAAGCAACTCCCTTTGAACCACCAATATATTGGCGGGAGTCCGCTTTTGCGCCCCGATTTTGGCTCGTACGAATCCAACAAACTTGCGAATTGTTGGGGCTTGCTTGAAACGGCAAGGGACGGGAACATGGAATACAGGGGCACCACCCGCGGCGGCTGCAGGTGCTAAGGGCTCACATCCATCGGTTTGGTGGTCTATTTCATCCTCACTACAATCAGGTGAGGAGAAAAATCCATGGTAGATGTGTAACGCACGCCGCTGGATCCTTCTATTCAATTTGTAAGCCTGCCACTTATCCCATGAAAAGAAGAAAAAGGTGATGGCCCAAGTTGCAAATGAGACGTATGAGCCAAGGTCGCCGAAGAAGTGGAACAAATACCAGGCCCTGCTACCTTCTACGGCATATGTGTAGCAAAACAAGGTTTGGATTGCAGGATCGGAATGGCCTGATCCATAATCAAAGCAATTTTCACAGTGCTTCCAGGAGCGGGGAACGGGAGTCGTGGGCCAGTTGGCAGCCTCACGCAACAACCAGATGATAAAAGGGTATTCATCCTCTTCGTCATACTTGTTAGTATAACGGTACAACTCAGCGCCATGGGACCAATCAGATCGAGATTGAAATGCTCGTCTGCCAAGGTCGTCGAGTTGTATACCACGCAGTTCATCAAAGCATTTTGCTTGGTGGGGTCCACGAAGAGGTTCACAACTCCAATGCCATCCGTTGCTTTTATGCGATTCCCACCCATGGTGTTGAAATTTGCCGATGCAACTTGTGTAGACGTTAGGGCTTCTACAGAGGGACTGGAAAATATACATGGAGATATAGAAAACTAAGCACTGCCGAGAAAACTTGATCCATTGTGCGGTGGTGGGGAAATAAAATATGAAGGGCCAAATAAACCGCACATAGGTGGCAGATTTAACAATATTGTACAGCTCTGGGGTTCCGTTACCAAATGGTCTCATGATGTACAATTTCCGCTTAGTTCTTCTTGACACATTTAGAGCTGTGCCAGCCCACTCAACGGATATCGCACCGTCATCGCGATCGTGTAGCCTCCCAGCTGCAAGTCTCTACGATACCTACCCATCCTACGCGGATGTAGAAGATTACCACCTTACGGGACCCAACAAGACCAAATACTGGCAACTTTCAAATGAATGTTAGCCAGTATTTGGCCACAATGCTCCCGTAAGGAGACAGCTTCGAGGGCCTTACGGTCTGGAGATACTCAACAGCACCTAAGGGGGCCCTCTACTCCATCCCAAGCCTTAATGAGGATGGAGTCG